GGCGGCTCACTGGGAGCCTTGAAGAACACTTTCAAGGGTGCCATGGACACTCTAAAAGGGGCGTGGAGAACAGCCGCTGACACCATCGTATCAGAAGATATATTCGCGAAAGTAGTGGAGGGGGTCCACCGGCTGACGGGCGTGATACGCGGCCTGCCGGACTTGCTCGGTCCTTTGACTAGTTCGATAGGCGGGATGCTTATTGGGTTAGTGGATAAGATTGCTTCTGCGGTGGATTGGTTCTTCAGTCTAAGCCCGGCCACTCAACAGGCCGCAGTGAGATTCTTCGCCTTTGCCGTGGCCCTCGGGCCGATTCTGATAGGCTTGAGCAAAATAATCAGTGCTGGATCGCTCGTCATAAAAGCCACGAAGAGCATGATGGGCGTTTTTAGTACGGCAGTTTCGGTGGTAACTTATGCAGCTCGTGGTATGCAGCTATTTGTGGCAGCTGTAAAGAGCGGGGTTCTGGTGCAGAATATTGCTGCAATCGCTACAAAGGCATGGACTGTTGCCCAGGCAGCCCTGAACGCAGTGATGGCACTGAACCCGATTGCGCTAGTTGTCATCGCTATCGCTGCACTCATCGCCGCTATAGTGCTTCTTGTAAAGCATTGGGACTGGGTGAAAGAGAAGGTTCTAGGTGCATACCATGTATTCCAGGAGTGGTTCAGTAACCTGCCCGGATGGGCCAAAGTCCTTCTATCAATTATCGCTCCTATTACTCTAGTTGTGGCGAATATAGAGAAGATAGCTGACACGGCTAAAAAAGTGTGGGGTGCGGTGAGTGGTTTCTTCGGCTGGGGCAGGAAGAGCGTGGTGGAAGAGGTCACTGCCCTGGGTGGGGAGGCAGTGGGCGAAGTCGTTAAAATGAGCCAGAGTATGGAAAATCGCCTGCTTCAATTACAAGTAACAGGTGGACAGATCACAGAAGAATTCGCCAATGAGGTAATTGAAAATAGTAACCGGATGAAGGAAATGGCTATCAAGAACATAGAGGAACAGTATGCGGAAACGGTGAAAAATTTGGAATATCTCCGTGACAAGTCCGGCATAATCACGGAAGAGCAATACAAAGCAATGATGGAAGTCGAGGAGAAACGGAAAGACACTGCTATTCAGAATCAAGAGGATCTTAACCAGGCCGTAATAGACAAGATTCGGAAACTTCAGGAATCTGGCGTTGAGGTGACCGCCGAAATGCGGGCGGAGATTGAGGCGGAGATATTCGCCCAGCGCGATGCCGTCATTGAAGCAATGGCCGAGCAGGGGGCTGAGGTTGGGTTAATTTTATCGAAGTTGCGCCACGAGAGTGGTGAAATCACTAAAGAGATGGCTTCTGAGGCCATAAAGAATAGCATGGAGCAGCGGGATCAGAGTATAGCCAATGCAGAGCAACAATATGAAGACACCATCAAAGCCATTAACACAATGAGTGACGAAGCGATCGCAGCCACAGGCAAGACTAGAGATGAACTTATTGAAGCAGCAAAGGAACAGAGGGACGGAACGATTAAGGCCGCTGAAGAAATGCATGAAGAAGCGGTCAAGGAAGTCATGGCCATGGGCAGTGATCTGGAAGGTGAAATCGACACCACCACAGGTAAGATCCTGACTGGATGGGAAAAGTTTAAAATCCGTTTCGTACAAGGAGCATCTGACGCCTTCTGGGGGGCTGTGGGCTGGTTCGGGCGGCTTCCCGGAACTGTATGGGGATTCTTGACTGAGACGTGGGAAAAGGCCGTCACATGGGGCAGCGATATGGGCAGTGCTGCACTCAAGGCTGGAAAGAAAACATGGGATGGGTTCGTTGACTATATCAAGGGTCTCCCTGGCCGCCTGTGGGAAATCCTTCTTGAAACAGCGAATCAGCTATTGAGCATCGGGGGAACCCTCTGGAAAAATGCCAAACAGGCTGCCGCCAATCTCTGGGAAGGCTTCAAGAAAGGAATCGGTAAGTCCTCCCCCAGTTATTTGGAAAGGGCGATTGATGAAATTGCAGAGAGGTCCCGGAAGCTCCCCGGCGAAATGGCTCGTGATTTCAACAAGTTAAGTGGCTTGAGATTGCCTGGCTGGAATGGAATTGAGATGGGGCGCGACGGGGGTAGGGACAGTGTTGGCCGTGATGATAAAAAGGGCACAGTTATCCATCACCATTACTATTATGTGGGGGACGTGCTTATCGAGGCTAGTGAGATCAGTGAACTTCAAGATGTACTGGAATTCTTTGATAAACTCCGATTAAGAGTCCGTCTCCAAGGCGGGGCGGAACCAGCTATTATTTAAGTTGTTAGGGGGATGGCTTAAATGCCGTGGGTAGATAGTGGATATGGAAGTCAGGCCAGTTGGCACTGGACTTTGGCGAATACTTATAATATGGGGGGTACCCCCATTACCGTACCTGCGTGCGCGATCACTAAATTGCAAGTATATACAGCAGGCCGGGGCGGTTCCGCGTCCATTAGGCTGATGTTGTGGAATAGTGCAGGCACCTTTTTAAGAAGCAGCGACCTCTTCACCGTCGCCCAGGGTTCCGACAAAATAGGCGGACAATCCTGGTATGAAAAGAACATCACCCCGGTTGTGGTAAGCGCAGGGACTGTTTATGTGGGGCATTGGCGCAACATTGCTTATTCTTCGTATTATCCCACAGGCGCTTCCGGGATTTTGTATCGCAATAGCAACGCGGGGGCTTCGGACAACCTAAGTAAAGTGAATAATTACGGAAGTAGAGCACTGGTGCGGCTGTTCTATATTACCGCCCCCACCGCGCCTACAGGAGTTGGCGTTTCTAGATCTTCTGATACTAGTCATACCGTGCGCTGGACGAGAAATGCCACCACCGACCGCCCATATGAAACGCTCCGTGTTGAGCGCTGGGATAATGTTAGTGGTGCGTGGGGCAATAGGGCCACCTTGTCTGGGACGCCTACATCATGGATTGATACTGGAACCGCCGCCAATCGTTATTATCGATATAGAATCCGCGCAGAAAATGCGGCGGGTAATTCGGCATACGCTTATTCGAGTTATTTTTATACCACGCCTGCTGCGCCAAGCAATGCTGCCGTCAGTAGGCACAGCGATACTCAGCATAATTTATCCTGGACTAATGGGCAATATTCTGCAAATGTATGCCAATATCTTCGAATTCAGCGTTGGGATAATGTAGGTGGGGCTTATGTAGATTTGACAAGATTATCTGCTCCGCCCCCGGCGAGTTTTAGTGATATTACAACTAGGGCGGACCGCCGTTATCGATATAGAATCCGCGCGGAAAATACCTCTGCTGCTGGGGCCACTTTATCCTCTGACTATGTTTACACTGATTACATCTACACCACGCCCATCGCGCCTAGCACCGCTCTGGCAGCTCGGGATGGTCAGAACGTGATCGCGACGTGTACGAATAATAGCACTGTTGTAGAGGTCACTCGGCTGGAATACCGTATCGATGGTGGGGCGTGGATGCCGCTGACTACCCTCACAGGGGCTGGGAATTACTATCTCCACGTTGGTGCTCCGGGGGGTCTCCTGCGTTACAGGTGGAGAAATGAGCGAGACTCCCTTTATTCTGCATGGGTGGAATCCAATGACATTCTGACGGAAGCCCCGCCCGCCGCACCCACGAATCTATCCCCGAACGGGGTGACTTTTGATATTGAAGATGGGTGCGTCTTCTCCTGGAAACACAACACTCAAGACAGCTCTATCCAGAGAGAGGCAGAGCTGCGCTGGCGGGAGAAGGGAATGACGGAATGGCCGGGTACTCTCACGCATGGCTCCTCAGCAGAACAGGTTTCCTTAGGATCCACCCATTTTGATAATGGGAAAGAATATGAATGGGAAGTAAGGACTTGGGGTAGTCACGCCGACCCCGGCCCTTGGAGTACCACGGCGTCTTTCAAAACATCGGCGCGGCCCATCGTAGTAATCACATATCCAGCCGCAGACTATGACCCTCATGACCATCCAATTATAACGATTGGGTGGGAGTACACAGACCCAGAGATGAAGCCTCAGATCGGGTATGCGATCACGCTCTTCTCCGCAGAGGGTGAAGCATTGATCACGCATTCCGGGACAGGGGAAGTGTTTGAAGAAACGTTAAGCTATGCTGTTAAAGATGGCACGGAATATAGCGTCCAGATACGAGTTCAAGATGCCGATGGCATGTGGAGCACCGAGACCAGGCGCATCTTCTCTGTGGCTTATTCCCCGCCGGAGACGCCTTTGGTGGATCTGACGCTGGATGCAGACGCAGGCACGGTATTAATAACCATCACCAATCCCCCCAATCCGGAGGCGCCATTTGCGGAATATAACCGCGTGTATCGTAGAATTGACAATTCCCTAGAGGTTTTAATCGCCGACCATATTCCCATAGATGGTAGCGTGCCTGACTTTATTCCTGGAGTGAATAATACGAACGTATACCGCGTGGAGACGGTTAGTGAGATAGGGAGTGTATCGGAGAGTGAGGAAACGCCCATTGATCTTAATATAAGAGAGTATATCTGGATCAATGCTGGGCCTTCTTTTAGCGAACGCATCAAACTTTCTTTTCAGCCCAGTATGGATCATGATTTCGGTCGGGTTAGTGTACAGCGGCATTTCGCTGGGCGGAGTTATCCAGTTTCCTTCGAAGGGGAAGAATTGAACTGGGAATCATCCATCTCAGCAGCTATTGATTATGAGCAGATCAGGCCTATAGAGGACATTGTCCAGAATGTTTTCGGGCCTTACTTTTACCGTGATCCAGCAGGCAGATGGTTCCCCGTGGCGCTGTTGCGACCTCGGATTAATGAACGGCCCCCGGGATTGCCCGTGTTCTCGTGCGATTTAGTAAGATTAGGCGGTGTCTTGAATGGATAAAAGTTTAAGTTTATTGACGGGCCACCGAAAAGAGCGTTTCCGCTATGAACTATTAAATCTGCACGAGGAATACCTGGGAGAACTCACTACAGTCAGTGGAGGGGATCTTGAGTCTAGTCTGTTCACTCAAATACGTTCAGGCGGTCGCCTCAATGTGGTGGAATATGAAGATATAGATTATCTTTCTGACAGAATCCGGATTCTATATGAACTATGGGATGGTAATCAGTGGTTGCCCGCCCCTTTGGGCGTCTATCTCCCGGCATCTCCGTATAGAAGAACAAGAGGCTCCATGGTTGAACGGGAGATCGATATTTACGACAAGACCATCATCCTCGTTCAGTGCAAAACAGATAATTCCTGGATCGCATCAGGCGGGGATAGGGTGACTGACGTGGTGAAGGACCGCCTTGAGTCAGCTGATGTTAATGCTAATATCTCCATAACTGAATCTGACCAAACCCTTCCCCACGATATGGTATGGCCCATAGGGACTCCTATGATACGAGTGGTGAATGATTTACTAAGTTCAATCAATTACTCTGCTGTGTGGGCAGATGATAATGGTGCGTTCCGTGCTGAACCATATATTCGTCCAGGGGACAGATCGCCTGTGTGGGATTTTGCGGAAGGAGAAAAGAGCGTTCATCTTAAAACTCTTAATCAGGATATTGATTACTTCAACGTGCCCAACGTAGTAATATTGGTGGCAGGTGGCGTGGAAGAACAGCCACTCGTGTCTAGGGTGTACAATGATGACCCGGAATCTCCATTCAGCATTCCCCGGCGGGGGCGGATGATAGTGGACTTCCGAGAGGAAGAGGACGCGTCCAGCCAGGAGATACTGGACGCCAGGGCGGAACGGATCATGCAGGAGGCAGTGAATCTTATCGACACCATAGAGATACAGCACCCCTGGCTGCCCATAGAGATTAATGACGCGATCTTGATATCTAATGCTCAGTTTAAGCTTGACCGCGCGAAGTTTGCCGTTACTAAGAAGAGAACCCCACTGCATGTGGGGGGATTAACAGTGACGACTGCAAGGAGGACCGTAGGATGAATCTGAGAGATATAATCGCCCTTTCTGCTACGCCTAAGGGCGGTCCAGGCGCTGATCGGTTCTGTGGGGACCTGGGTGGCCTGCAGTATCGAGCAAAGCGACGCCACCTTGCGGGAGCCTATGGCCTGGGAGATCGGGACGCCGAAGTTGGAGATCATTAACGGCCTGCTGAAGGCGATCAATTATTACCCTCTTTGGTGTGACGGCTGGGGCTGCTTCCGGGGAATCCCCTGGCGCGAAACGCCGCTGGTTATATGGGAATTCATAGACAACGAGTGGGGGTTATATGAACCGGAGGTAAGGGCTGGAGTTGACTATTCGGAAATACATAACAAAGTTATTATCATTGCAGACCAGTTGAGTGAAGAGCCGCCGCTGGTGGCTATTAAAACCCTGGAAGATATAGGGCTGCAAGATCACCCTTTCAGCTATACGAACCTAGGGCGTTACATAACCCTTTTACTGACTTCGGAATCGGTTGACCAAGAATATATTGACCGACGGGCCGAGCGTGTCCTGCGGCAAGGGCTGGGGACCGGAGAGACCATCAGTTACAATCACGCCTTT